GACAGCTTGCAAAATCAAACGGTTGTAAGCGATCGCAATTGGCTTTGCCTCAGCATTGCTGAACCTGTTCAGATCAACAGCGTGCCGATAAAACTCAGACGGGGTGCTCATTCCTGCAGGCCACCGGCAGCCGTTGCCTCAAGCTCCTCCTCAAGGTCAAAGTCATCACCAAGCACTTCCCCTGCCTCAAGTTGCGTCAACAGGGTTGATTGCGTGATCGTGCCGGCCAGGTAAAGCTCGAGCAGCGCTTTAATTTCTGCAGGATCCATGCGGGAGCCCATGAAATCACGGTTGATCAATGCACTGCCGGGCGAGGCATCGTTTAGGTAGGCAGCATGAAACCGCAGGCAATTGTCGATCATATCCTGCATATTTTGGGCAATCACCATCATCGTTGAGTCGCCTTGGCTGCGGTCGATGCGCTTTGACTCGGCTGTCTCAGCTGAAAGCTTCTGGCCCAGCACACTGGATAGGCCCAGCTCATTGATCTGCTTTTCGATCTGATCCAGCCGCTGAAACAATGCATTAAAGCTGTTACCGGCTGGTTCTAGGTATTGCGCGGATGCGCCTTCAGGTAATGCAAGCGCTTCATTTGGCCCCGCGCTGATCTCTTCTGCTGATTGCGGGAATCCGAAAATCGCCAGCATCGGAACTGCCGCCACATGCAAAATGTTGTCGAGATCTGATTGGACTTGATACGCCTTGATGTTTAATTCACCGATGTCTTCCATCGGCGGTTTTGATTGCAAGTAATTGACGCGGTTACTGTATACAACTGAAAAGGGTATTTCGCTTAGGCTTGTTTTACCTTCCTCAAATAATGTGTAGTCTTTCTTTTCGTCTTGCCTGAATAGCTCGTAATACCCTGGCGTCAATACTCTCACCTGATTAACTGTTTTTTCTCCGTATTCCCCATCAGGTTCTGTCACCTGCTCTTTTAGCCTGAGCTGCACAAGCCGGGGCTTGCCGTCTTGCGTTTCAGTGCGCCAGCCCAAGATGTCTCGCGGGGTGTAGGCGCACCAATAGGGCCTACCGTTACCGTCTGATGGTGCATCAACTAAAACACCAGCATGGCCATAGCGGATTGCCTTACGGGCTGTTTCATACACCCAAGTGTTCAGGTCATTGCCTTGGCGATCGACGTCAAACAAGTCCTCACGGATGCCATCTGAGATGTCATTCAGTTTTACGGGCTTGCGGGTAAGCATCCCGGCCAGTAGCCGCTCCAGCCTGGCGTAATACGGTTGCAGCGTGCTGCGGAGCAGCCTGTTTTGGTAGGCATCGTCTGTCTCTCGCGGCTCCTGCGGGAGATATTTACGGCCCTCCTTCCTGATGCCATAGGTGCCCGTCAGCAGGCATTCGATCAGCTCCCAGTGTGGTTCCTGATCGATCCATGCCTGATTCGGGTCATAGACATTTACGACCGTTGACGTTTTAGTTCTATTTCGTGCCGTTGGTTGATAGCCCAATGCTGTAGCTGCCTTTTGCTAACAGTTTAGGCCGGCTGATCTTTGATAATTTTGGCACGGCCATTTGCATCAACTTGAATCAGCTGATGCTTTCGCGGTTCACCGTGTTTTGGGTGCAGCAAACGGCCAACAGCGGTTACGACGGGCCGTGTCATGCTGTTGCCTCTTCGCCTTCGCCGTCCTCGGCCAGCATTTCAGCCACGGCAAGCCCTGCGATGATGTCGTTTTTGGCTAGTTCCAATGCGCCGACAAGCTCGATCACGCTGAGCCCTTCAGTTTCTGCGATGAGCTCGTCGAGAGCGCTGAGAAATTCTTCCATGATGCAGGGGTTGCGTTCGGCCCTAACTTAGCAAGAGGCATCAAAACAGGCATGAACGATCTAGACGTAAGCGCCACTGCGGACGATTGCGTGAGAGTGTGCCTGACAGAGGAAGGGATCACCAGCTGTTGCAACGTGTCATCAATGCACCTAGTGGAGTCACACCGTAAACAGCTGCAGAACGCGAACGCAAAGAAAGCAGCGGACGCTTATAAGCACTAAAAAACCCCAGCGACGCCAATCGCTGAGGTCTGAGAAAAACGGTTCAAGCACAGAACCTATGGCATCTTCAATCTGTCCACCTGGTGCCGCTGCCAACGCAGGGGACAACCCGACTTATCGAAAGAAGTGAAAATATCGTAGCAGGTCAGCAGCTGCGATCGATAGGGATTAAAAAGCCCCAGCGGCTCGACTCGCTGAGGCTAGGAACCCACTTGCCCAATGAAACCTGAGACCCATTAACTCAGGCAACGTGCTAAGCGTAGCAGGTCAGCTCCTGCGGCGTTTTGAGCTACGGCGTTTCCTTAAATCGTTAGACCAAGCTGACTGACTGCTCAAACTCCACGGCCCTGCGTCTTTTGCTGGCTTTCTGATTGTCGAATATCTAGGTCGGCTGCTGAATCCTGAATGAAATTGAGACGCCGCATCGTGAAATCTTTTTGCACGAGATGCCACGCCTTCAGAGGCTCGTTGCCTGTTGTAACTTGCTTGCCCCACTTTGTCTCTGAATAATTGATCAGCTTTACCCCCTGCCTTTTTGCCGCTGAACTGCATTGGCCTAGACGCTTCGGCTTTGAGCCGACGATTAGCCGCAACTTTGGGCTCTGCTAATGCTTTCCGCCGTTCAAATGATGCGCCTGAAGTATTAACAGTTTTGCGCTTCGCTGGCTTCGCCGCTGCTGGTTTCGCCTTGCCGGTTGCAGGTTTGATCCTGGCCGTAGTGCCGCCGCCTTGCTTGCTCCTTACCCTTGCGACAAGCTCAATCAGGTCAGCGTCTGGCTTCACTCCTCTCCTCCGCATCTCGATATCTCGCTGACGGTCAGACCTAAACCGCTTGTCAGTCATGACGTCACGGGCGATCTTCTCTTCTTTGTTTAGCTGACGGGGAGACCTAGAGATCTTATTTGCCGCCGCTGCTGGCTTCGCCGCTGCTGGTTTCGCGGCTGCTGGCTTAGATCGTGCTGCTACATCTCTTGCGATTTGGCGGTCAGTGGCCCTGCTGCTTGCATTCACCTTACGCTTTGAACTTGACTTTGAGATGGTGTTTTTCATCTCACCGACTTCCTGCCAGACCTGCCGCCGCGCTTAGCCATTGCCCAATGTTTCGTTAGTACAGTCTAATGCCGGTGCCACGGCCAGCCCTGCGATGCAGTGGGTTCAGCTCACGCCATACGAGATAACCAGCCGCATCGTTCATGTGGTCATGCCCAGATTCTTTATCGGGCTCCTGCCGTTCGTTATATGCCTGCAGCTCGAGGCATTCGATCAGTTTTTTACATCGGGGGTTGATCTGGATTCTGATTTCACCTTTTCCGTTCTCCAAAGCACCTTGAACAGCAGAAACCCGATCACGAACGGGGGGATTTGCTTTGGGCGATTGGTTGCTGATGCCATAGCTGGCCAGGATCTCCAGATCAGTTTTAGTTGCATTGGTCGAGCGGTTGCCACCTGAGGCATCGGGGTAGCCGTAGAGCCTCCGGCCTGGATAGCGAGCGCAGATCTCCTGTGCCAAGGCATCAGTGTCATGGGCGCCGCTGATCTCATCGATGAAATGCAGCGCATTGCCAGACCTGATCGCAATAACGGCATTCATATTTGTCACATTGAAATCAATGCCAATTCTCAGCGGTTCCTCAGCCAGCGGGTCATCGTCAACGCCTGAAACATGCTTCGCCCGGTCAAACCTGTCGTAGACAGTGCCGGTCGCCAGGTTTTGATAAATGCCCTCTAGGTAGGCGCGGCATTGCTCTTGGGTGTATCGGCTCAGCAGGTCATCATCAAAGCCTGGCCTGAGGTTGTGGGCATTGTCGGAAGTCTTCATCCTGAGCAGCGCTCTGCGCTTGCCCTCCCGCGCTGCATCAGTGCCAAACGTTTGGTAATGGAACCCGAAGCCTTCGGGCGTTGAATAGCAGTGGAGCTGGTTGAAGTTCCCGACCCTGATACGGCCCAGAATTTTGTCATAAGCACGCTGAGCGATTGATGCTTTCGCGGTATCAACCTCATCGATGATTGCAAAGGCCCAATCGTCACCCACGATGCGTTGATAATTTTCAAACGAGAGCCCAAGGATTGTTGAATCACCGCCGGGAAAGTGCAGCGTGTGGCTAACGTACGGCGCCACCCTTGGGGTGTATGGAATGCCAAAACTATCTAAGAAATCTTCAAACTTTGGTGCCCAGATTCGGCGGACCATATCGCTAGTAGGTTCCATCACGCAACCAACAAAACCTTGGTTCAGCGCGGCCATCTTGACGGCAACGGCGTGTGCCGCGTAGGTCTTGCCGCTGCCATAGCCGGCGCTGATGCCGATTTCAGGGATGCTGTTAGGTGATCCGCCTTGTGATGTAGCGATAGCGCTCAAACGCTCTACCTCGAAGGCGCTGAGCTGGCCGGGGTTAAGTGTTGCGGCGATGCGTTGCAGCAGGTCATCAACATCAGCCAATGCTGAACGGGTGCCAACGGCTTCAACCTGCAGTTCTGCCAGCCTGGCCAGTACCGGGTTATTCCTCTTCATTCGGCACTAATTCTTGGCCGGTTTTGGCTTGAATGCGTAGCAATACGGTTCGCTCTTGTTCTGGCGTGAGGTTTGCCTCAGCAATGGCTGATACTGCGGCTTCGATGCCTTCATTCCGTGCGCGTGTTACGGCTGCATTATCGCTGTAATGCTTACGATATGAGGGGCTATGAGTGAGCATCCATTGCGCTG